CCCAGATCGGCAGCAGCGGCAACTACGCCCAGATCGGCAGCAGCGGCAACTCCGCCAAGATCGGCAGCAGCGGCTACTCCGTTCAGATCGAAAGCTCGGGAGAAGACTCGGTTATCTGCTGCGCAGGTCACGACTCTGCGGTTAAAGCAAAAGCGGGGAGCTGGATTACTCTTGCTGAATGGGAATATTCCGAAGCCAAGAATAGGTGCGTTCCAAAATGCGTTAAGACCGAGTATGTTGACGGCGAGCGGATCAAGGCTGACGCATGGTACAAACTTATTGATGGAGAGTTTACCGAGGTGTCGCCATGACGGACGATGTTATCACTCTGCGAAACCATCTTCGCGTCGGCGCCCAGAATGCGCTGCGCCGCTGGCAGCTCTGCGAAATGACCGGCTGGACAGACCGGCACTTGCGCAAGGTGATCGAGGCGGCACGATGCGAGGAGGATGGCGATGAATACTGCATTATGAACTTTGGCAAGGGCTACTACTTGTCAAACGATCCGGCAGAAGCCGAGATGCTCCGCAAGATTGAGATGGCGCGGATAGCGTCCATTGTCGGTCGGACATACGGCCTGTCGGAGATGATACGGAAAGCGGGGAGGTCGTAATTTACATGGTTTACAAATGCGAAGCCTGCCACGCGATCTTCTTTGAGCCCTACACCTATCAGGCGCGCGAGAACCTTGACGGCGAGAATGGCATTGAGACGCGAACCGTAGAAGCTTGCCCGTTCTGCGGCGAAGAATGGTTTACGGAGGTGGAAGACGATGCTGAATCTGGATGACGGCACTTCCGGCTACCTGAAAGGCACGGCGTCGGTAACGACCTATTTCCCAATCGACCGCAAAGGCACAGCGTACATCGCCTGCGAAGCCTGCCGGTTTTACAGGCGGTCAAGCAAGCGCTGCGGGCTTACGGATGAAGTCATTCCGTGGCCGGACAAATACACCGGGCGAAACTGCCCGCTTACTTTGGAGGAAGAAGAAAATGGAGAACCTTGGAATTTATGAAAGCGTGCGGCAAGTCCCGCCGTCTGCACAGCGGGAAATTCAAGCGGGGAGGCTGAAAGGCAAGACCGACATTAACCCCATGTGGCGCATTAAGGCGCTGACGGAGCAGTTCGGCCCCTGCGGGATCGGCTGGAAGTACGTTATCACGGATAAGCGGTTGGAGCAGGGAGCGAACAACGAGGTTTCCGCATTTGTTGACATCGATCTTTACATCAAGGTTGATGGCGCGTGGTCAGATGCAATTCCAGGCACAGGCGGCAGCGCGTTTGTCGACAGCGAACGAAACGGCCTTTACACCTCTGACGAGTGCTTCAAAATGGCGCTGACCGATGCTATCTCCGTTGCCTGCAAGGCGCTCGGTTTTGGTGCGGATGTGTATTGGGCGAAGGACGCGACCAAGTACACGCCAAGAACCGCAGAGCAGAAGCCGAGCAAGGAAGAAATGCAGTCCTTTAACCAGGCGTACAAGGAACAGTTTGACTACACTTGCCAAGACTGCAAGCAGCCGATCACACCGCAGTCCTTTAACGGCAAGCTCTATCGTGTGAGCGACATCTCCAAAGGCGCGATGAAGAAATACGGTGTGCCGCTCTGCTGGGCTTGCATGGAAAAGAGGAAAGCCAATGAATGACCTTGTGAACGAGATCAAGGACCGCAGCCGCTTGCTCGATGTCGCGGTTTCTGAATGTAAAAAGCGTGGCATGAAATACGCCGAGACAGAGCGCGATTACCGCGTTGCACTTGCCAAAAAATACATTGCCGAGCGCGACAGGGGAACGCCGGTCACGATCATCTCCGATGTCTGTCGCGGCAGCGCCGAGATTGCTGGCCTCCGATTTGAACGGGACTGTGCCGAGGTCTTTTATAAATCTGCGCAGGAAGCCGTGAACTCGATGAAACTGCAATTACGCCTGCTGGACAATCAGCTCGAACGGGAATGGGGCGGCGCGAAGAATGCATAAGCAGACAAAAGCAACGTCCATCCCCAAAAGCGTAAAGGAGGCCGTATACGAGCGCGACGGCGGGCGCTGCATCCTCTGCGGGCGGAACAACGGAGAGCCGGTCGCCCATGTCGTCCGCCGCTCACAGGGCGGCAGAGGCATCGAGCAGAACATCGTGACGCTCTGCCCCTCCTGCCACCGAGCCTTTGACGAGGGGCCGCAGAGGCCAGCGCTATACGCGTGCATCGTCGGCTACCTCAAAACGAAATATCCCGGCTGGACACGGGAGAACATGATTTACAGAAAAAACAGGGAGGAATCAATATGAGCATGAATCGAGTTTGCATTATGGGCCGCCTGACGCGTGCCCCCGAGCTGCGCCGCACACAGAGCGGAACGGCTGTCACATCTTTTACGCTTGCCGTGGACGATGATTTCAAGGACAAGCAGAGCGGCGAGCGCAAAACGTATTTCATTGATGTTGTGGCATGGCGGCAGACCGCTGAGGTTGTCAACCAGTATTTCGCAAAGGGCCGCATGGCTATCGTGGACGGGCGCTTGCAGTCTCGCAAATGGGACGACAAGGACGGCAACAAGCACACGACCATCGAGGTGATTGCCGACAGCGTATACTTCGGCGACAGCAAGCGGCAAGAGGGTAACGATAGCCCTGCATCATACAGTACCGCAGAGAGCACGCCAGACGGCTTTGCCGAGCTTGAGGACGATGGCGATCTTCCGTTTTGATGGAGGTGTGGTGTGAAGTACGACGCTTTGATTTACGATTGCGAGAATATCTTTGATGTAGATGATCCGGCACATAATATGATCCGCATCGACGGCCTCTCGCAATCAGAAGCAGATGATCTTTGCGACATTATGACCCAGCACGGCGTATCAATTTGCCTGCTCCCCTATAAGGAGTGAGCGCATGGCGGATATGACTTACATCAAGCTGTTTGTCGATTACTTAGACGCAATAGAGCCACTCGGTGACGCTGAGAGGGGGAGGCTTTTCACTTCCTTGTTAGAATACGCAAGGACGGGCGAAGCACCGCAGCTTGGCGGGAACGAACGGTTTCTTTTCCCTATGATGAGGGCGCAGATCGACAGGGACAACGCTGCAATGGCGGGATTATCCGAGGCGCGAAGCAAGGCCGGGAAGATCGGAGCGGAGGCAAAACAAGCAAATGCCGAATTTGCCAAGCAAATCAAGCAAATGCCAAATTTGCCAAGCAAATCAAGCTATGACAAAGACAAAGACAAAGACAAAGACAAAGACAAAGACAAAGACAAAGACAAAGATGAGAGTATTACGCGCGCGAGGCGCTTTACCCCTCCCACTTTGGACGATGTTTTGGCTTATGTTCGGGAACGCGGTTCAGACGTAGACCCGCAACGGTTTCTTGATTTCTACGCATCCAAAGGCTGGATGGTAGGCAAGAATCCGATGAAGGACTGGAAAGCCGCTGTGCGAACATGGGAGAAGCGCGAGGATACGGGCAACCACTCCAATCTAACGCCCGGAAACAATGCGTGGATGAAAGAATACCTGTGAGGAGGAAATCATGAAACTCTTGATCGGCGGAAGCCCTTGCACGCACTGGAGACCAATTTCGGGGTATGAAGGATTCTACGAGGTTTCGGATAATGGAGAGGTACGAAATTCAAGAACGGGTCGGATCCTAAAACAAAAAGTTGAGCGAAACGGCTATGTTCGAGTGCATCTATCTAAAGACGGAACTGCAAGAAGTCTGCTTCTACATAGGGTGGTTGCAAATACTTTTATACCAAATCCGAACGGACTTCTTACTGTAAACCACCTGGATGAAGATAAGACAAATAACAGATTGTCAAATCTGGAATGGGCTAATATGTCCCGTCAAAACTCCTATGGACAAGGAGCAAGGGCACGAAACAAAGCGAAGGAGCGCCCCGTATGGCAGTTATCTATGGACGGGGAGCCAATTCACCTGTGGAGCAGCATAAAAGAGGCTGCTATAGCACTGGGGGTAAACCCGTCTACGGTCGTTTGCGTTTGCAAGGGGAAACGCCGTTATAAATCGACCGGCGGATATAAATTTAGGTATTCGGAGGAGGTGGTTTTGCATGGTTAAACTGCTTATCGGCGGGTCTCCATGCACTTAGCTCACTGGAGTATCGCGCAGACCAAGAACCGCGAAACCGAAGCCAGCGGCATAGGCTGGGAACTGTTTTTGAACTACCGCATCGCGCGGGACAAATACAAACCGGACTATTTTCTCTACGAGAACAACAAATCCATGTCGCCCGCTATCCGGACGCAGATCACGGCGGAGCTGGGCGTGGAACCCGTGCTTATCAACTCCGCGCTATTAAGCGCACAAAACCGCCAGCGCCTGTATTGGGTGGGCAGACGGAACCCGGACGGCACATACAGCCAAGTGCCGGTGGAGCAGCCGGAGGACCGTGAAATCCTGTTGCGGGACATTCTGGAGGCCGGCGTGGCATGGTCGGAAAAATCTTACTGCATCACGGCTACAGAAGCCAAGGGAAGCAATCCGCAACAGACGCTTACGAAACACCGCCGCACGATGGTCGCAGAGCCGATCGTCGTCAATGGAATGAAAAACGGAAAGGCGCGAACCGCTGACGCGCACATGGGAAAGCTCGAAAACAACCTTGTGCCAAGGATAAACAATCCGAACCCGGCAAAGCAACAATACGACTGCATAGCCAAGCCTATCCGCATCGGCACTATCGAGAACGACGCAAAGAACCAGGCCTTTGACAGCCAGCAATACCGCGTCTATTCGCCGGACGGAAAGAGCGTGACCTGCTGCGGGAATGGCGGCGGCCTGGGTGCAAAAACTGGGCTTTACGCCGTGCCGATTAAAGAGGGAAAAGTGGGCATTTATCCAAACGGAAACGGCGAACTGACGCAATGCCAAAGCAAGCGCATTTATTCGGTCGACGCAAAAGGTAGAGTGCTGAATGCGGGACCGGGCGGGTTAGGAGTGCAGAGCGGCCTGTATGCGGTTCCCGTCCCTGAGCCCGTGAATACAACCGCCGAAGGAAAGCAAATGCCTGTCTATGAGGTTCGCGGCGGGCGTATCACCATCAAGAGCAAGGAATACCCCATTAAACTGGCCGACGGCTTCTACATCATTCGCAAGCTGACGGTCCGCGAGTGTATGCGCCTCCAAACCGTGCCGGAGGAGTATGTTTTCCCGGTGAGCAACAGCCAAGCCTACAAGATGCTGGGCAACGGCTGGACGGTGGATGTGATCGCGCACATTATGAGCCATTTTACCGGGCTGACGGAGGAGCCGGTGGAAGTGCTTTCCATGTACGACGGTATGAGCTGCGGGCATATTGCATTGGAAAAGCTGGGTGTGAATGTTACAACATACTATGCGACCGAGATCGACAAATACGCCGTACAGACCACGCAACACAATTACCCGGACACCATGCAACTGGGCGACGCTTTCCAAGTACGAAAGGAGGATTGGGTGCTATGACAAGAGACGAGATCGTGACTGCGCTGCGGTGCTGTGCCGAGGGAGAGTGTCATGGTTGCACAATCTACAATGATAAGCAGAGTTGCCAAGAACGAGTGTTGGATGCCGCCGCTGACCGGATTGAAGCGCAGGTGAAAGAAATTGACGCGCTGCGGAACGAACTGTGCCTGAAATGCGGAAACTACACGCTGGGCCATGAGGGTGCCTGTAACGGATGCCGGTGGAGGAGGTAAGAAGATGGAACGATTGACTATCCCTGATGTGTTGGTAGACGAGCACACTACCCGCAGGACAATGATTGATGGGGAAGCCGTGCGGGAACACGCTATGGACTTTTACTGGCGGCTGAAAGCCTACGAGGACACGCACATGATGCCATCCGATGTAACCTCGATGCGCATGGATATGGCTATCATTGCGGCGCTGTTCAACGGCGTCGATGTAGACAGGATGAAAGAGCTGGCCGAGGCCGACAAGGACGGTAGGCTGGTGGTGCTGCCGTGCAAGGTTGGAGGCACGCTATGGGTGACTGGCCGTGACAATGTGCCGCGAGAAATGGAGCTTGAAGCCCCGGACATTAGAGCTGTTTGCACGGATGAGGATAATCTGTGTATGTCAACGTGCAATCGAAAGCCGGACGGGTTCTGCGCGTATCGTCTGCGTAATGATGGTGCTGACATCGGCAAGACTGTGTTTCTTACCCGCGAGGAGGCGGAGAAAGCATTGGAGGCGATGAAGGATGAATAACCTAAAACCGTGCCCGTTTTGCGGCGGCACAAAACTCAAGATAGACCGAAAATCGCGGCTTGCCGGGTGGAATGGTCTTGAGATGCGCGTAGAAATGCACACCTACTCTGTCCGATGCAACACCTGCCACGCGCGTGGTGGCGCTGTTGGTGGTCGCGTTATGAATGACCCGTGGCCACGCTGCGCTCAGCTTCCCGACTGGGCTACGACGGACAAAGCTCTGGAAGCAAAAGCAATCGAAGCATGGAATAGGAGGGCTAACGATGACACTAACTGAGATGTTTACAATTTGTGATTCGTGCGTATATGCGCCATGTCTTTGTGGGAATGACCCTGAGAACTGCGTGGCGTATGTGATGAGGACGGACAATGCCTGAATACATTGACAAGGAAGCGTTTAAGAAAAGCGCTGAGGAGCGTTATTGCAAGCCGTGCAAAGCGGAGGGAAAAGACCACAACGGATGCTGGTGTCGGGCCTGTTGGGTTGACGATATGCTCGATGAGGTAGAGTGTTCCCAGCCCTCTGACGTTGCCCCGGTGGTGCATGGGTGCTTCGAGCCGTGTTTTGACGAGAACGGTAATTGGCGGCAGGGCTTTGCGAAATGCTCGAATTGCGGCAAGGAATACTACGCACAGGTAATCAACCATTTTGGTTACTGCCCCAACTGCGGGGCAAAAATGGACGGAGGTGCTAACAATGACTGAATACATTGAGCGCACGGAAGAGAGGGACGAGTTTTATAGTAACTGCTTTCTCGAAATGATGAAGGCAAAATTGCGAAATCCTGCCGTAAAGGTCATGTACCTACCAGCTTTTCTAAATGAATGTCATTGTCCACATTGGATGTGGCTTGACGATGATGGAGAGCATGACTTCCATTTTAAGGGTTGGCTTCCTTGGTGGAAATGGTTTTGGCACAAGGGCCGTATACGGACAGTCCACCGGGGATGTTACAAAGGCTGCATCGACCAGATGATTGAGGAGAAATATTATTCATAATGAAACAGGAGGGCTAACAATGGATGAATATATTGATCGCGAAGAATATTGCGAAAAGCATTGCCGATGCAGTAATGAGTATTGCGACAAGGAAAGTTGCCCAATCTGGAAAGCCCCAGCCGCCGACGTGGCCCCGGTGGTGCATGGACATAGGGTTGACGACGGGGGGTTCTACGCCAGATGCTCTCAATGCGACGGGGTACTGCCTCTTTGTGTCAACTATTGTCCCAACTGCGGCGCGAAGATGGACGGCGAGCCATGATCCGCATCATCATCGACATCGAAGAACACGGCGACAAACTGGCGACCAAGGAATCCGTGGCAATGGCACTTGAGCAGTTCGGCAAAGTGCGCGTGGTCATGGTGACAGACGGGAGGGGGAAATGAAGAAACTAAAATTATACCAATTTTGTAGCTACAGAGAGCGGAGGGAGGGATGACGGATGATGGGCTATCCATATTTTTCATTGCGCGATTTGCGTAAGATGGAACGCACGTTGGCAACCTCAGACGCGACGATGGGAAGATATTGCAAACGCAAGCAGAAAAAGCGGCGCAAGGATGCGCGGCGGAACGGGAGGGGGAAATGAGCCTGGCGGCATCTGACCTTGCACGTCTCGGGCCTGCGGCACAAAAACAGGTAGTTGAAAAGGTACTTGCTCAAAAAACGGGCAAGTACCACAACCGCAAAACCGTGCGGCATGGCATCACGTTTGACAGCAAGCACGAGGCCGACCGCTATGATGAGCTGCGGCTGTTGCTGAAAGCGGGGAAAATACACGATTTGAAGCTACAGCAGACGTACAAGCTTGTGGGGGCACAGAGAACGCCCACAGGAGCCGCTGTGAGGGCAGTTACATACATAGCCGACTTCGTGTATATCCGCGACGGGAAAACGATTGTAGAGGACGCAAAGGGCTTTAAGACAAGGGATTATATCATTAAGAAAAAACTAATGCTGGAGCGATTCGGCATTTGGGTGGAGGAAGTATAAATGGCAAATCAAAGCGAAACACTCTGTTGGACCTGTAAATACGCCTGCGGGAAATGTCCTTGGTCGGAATGCGACAAAGAAACACGGAAGCTGAAGTGGAGGCCGGTGGAAGGTTGGCGCGCGATCAAAACAAAGGGTTTGATGAATTCTTGCGGCGGCGCTCGCAGGCATTACGAAACAAGCTACATTGTCACGGCCTGTCCGCAGTACGAGGTGGGATGATATGAGCTGCTTTAATTGTCAGGAGCGGCATGTCGGCTGTCATTCGACCTGTGAACGATACGCTGCGTGGCTGCAAAAAAAAGAAAGAGGCAAAAAGCAACGAAACGGCCAGCATAGCCGAAGAAAGCGCGATGATTAATTACATTCAGAGGTCAAAAGACCGATACAAACGGAGGGTGGGGAGAAAATGATTGAATTTCCCTATTGCGTCTATCCGGCGCTGAAAAAGATTTTCTGCGAGCGGCAGTATACGCGCCGCCAGCTTGCCGATGCGGTAGGCATTTCCAAAAGCAACATCTGGTGGTGGTTGTCGGGCAACAATCAGCATACCATCGACGTGATCAAAGGCATACTCAGAGAGAGCGGCCTGACATTTGAGGAAGCGTTTGGAGGTGTGGAATGAAAGTAGGCGACAAGGTGCGGGCGCAGTTCATGACGGTGCCGGAGGAGTTTCCGGGCAAGGCGCGCGGCGAAAAACTGTACCCGATCCGCACCGGCGTGGTGACGTACATCCATCCGCAGAAACGCTATGTGACCGTGGCGATCATGGTAGACGGCAAGGAGATCAAAGAGAGTTTCCGACCGGAGGAGGTGCTGGCATGAACGCGTTTCCCGAGCGCTTGAAGCGCTTACGGGAGAGAAAGAGAATAAAGCAATATGTCCTATCTGAACTTTGTGGCCTGCACCGTGACGCGGTGAGGCGGTACGAGGCGGGGGAGGCTACGCCCACAACGGACGCATTGGAAAGCATCGCCGACAAGTTCGGGGTATCGGTCGATTATCTGCTCGGAAGGACGGATAATCCGATGACCGTGGACGATTATCTAAAAAAATTTTGAAAATTCCCCTTTTAAGGGGAAAAATAAGAAAAACCTATGCAAAAATAGAGGCGTGATGGGGCGAGGCTCTTCACGCCTCTGCTTTTTCATCTGTTTCCTCCTCCCTTGATAGCCCGCCCTTCGGGGCGGGCGGTTGAGGGCAATATGCGGCATAGGTGCCCCGTAAGGGGAGACCACAGCGAGTGACGGGGACTTTCCCTGAAGCGCTAAAGCAGGGCAGGACTGCAATGCCGTACCAGATGCGCCCTTCGGGGCGGGTAAAGTCTGCTATGTAAGGCCAAGGGGCGGGGGCTGGTAGCAAATAGGGTGGGGCATATGGCGTATGCAAACATTGAAGATCGACGGGCATATCACCGGGAATATATGCGCGAACGCCGAGAATGGTTTGCCGCGCATCACGTTTGTACAGAGTGCGGGAAAGAAGATGCCTATACAATGGTTGGAAAGCGCCATTGTGCCGAATGCCTCGAAAAAAGACGTGGGCACCCACTCGAAATAAACCCCAATACGAAGCCAAAGAAAAGGACTTGGCAAAAACATTCTGTTCCTAAAAACGAATACTACGAAAACGGCCTATGCGCCATTTGCGGGCAACATCCATATATCGAAGGGCATAGAACTTGCCAAGGCTGCTACGACAATGCATGTAAAGCAGCGTGGCTTGGGAGAAAAGCTAAAGGCCCGCGCCATATTTATCCACCCACATCTGACACGCCAAAAGCCATTGCTGCTTATCAATACTGCGTACAGCACCGGCAAGAATACATCAAAAGATGGGAAGCAGAGTATGCCTGTGAATACGAAGAACGAGCCTCTAATCAAGAGCAAAGAACGGGTTAAGAAGTTTGCCGAAGTGTTTACACCGGCGTGGCTGGTGAAAAAGATGTGCGATATGCTGGATGAGGAAAACGGCGGACACGCTTTCGACATTGAGAAAACCTTTTTGGAGCCGTGCGGTGGGACAGGCAACTTTGCTGTTGAGATCATAGAGCGAAAATTAAAGAAATGCAAAACCGAGGAAGACGCACTAATTGCCGTTGCTTCGTATTACACCGTTGAGATTCAGCAGGATAACGTTGACGAGCTAAAGGAGCGCGTTAAAAATCTTGTTGCATCATATTTCCCGAGCATTGACGTATCGGATATTTTAGACAGAAACGTGGCTTGCGGTGATTTTTTGCATCCAAAAGGCATTTGGTTTATGGAAGAATAAATGTGCGAGGTGGCGAAAGGATGTGAGCGTATGGCTGGCGGAGCGCCAAGAAAATGGAAAAGCGTAAGCGCGATGCAGAAAGCTATTGACGTTTACTTCAAAAAGTGCGAAGGCGAACCGTTTATCGGAGATGACGGTTGCGCTGTGCGAGATAAGTACGGGGTGCCGATTATCATCAATGCAAAGCCGCCGACAATCACGGGGCTTGCATTGGCACTGGGATTCACAGGGAGACAAGCGTTGCTGGACTATCAAGCAAGGCCGGAGTTTGCGGACACGGTTACGCGCGCGAAGTCCCGCTGCGAGGAATACGCCGAATCCCGGCTGTACGACAAAGATGGTGCGAACGGCGCGAAATTCTCGCTTGGCTGCAATTTCGGCTGGCGTGAAGTGAACGAGACAAAAATAAGCACGGATTCCGTCAAGGTGGTTATTGATGTCTAACATTCGCCTGTCTGAAAAAATCGGCTCTGCGTTCTACGACGTGGCGCATGACGTGTTCCACCACGGTCACACGCACTACGATTTCAGCGGTGGGCGCGGATCACTGAAGTCCTCCACGGTATCTGTGCTTGTCCCCCTGCTGCTGATAAACAATCCCGGCACGCACGCGCTCGTGCTGCGCAAGGTGGCAAACACAATCCGCGATAGCGTCTATGCCCAGTATATCTGGGCAATCGGCGAATTGGGCATGGCGGCGTATTGGGAAGCGAAAGTCTCCCCTATGGAACTGATCTATAAGCCGACAGGACAGAAGATCATGTTTCGCGGCGCTGATGACCCCATGAAGATCAAGTCTATCAAAGTCCCGTTTGGCTATATCGCCGTGACGCACTTTGAAGAAAAAGATCAGTTTGCCGGACGCGCGGAGATACGAAACATTTTGCAGTCCACCATGCGTGGCGGCTCGGTGTTTTGGAATTTTGAGAGCTATAATCCGCCGATCAGCCGCGACAACTGGGCGAACAAAGACAGTTTGGAGGAACGCGCTGACCGCCTGTGCCACAAATCAACGTATCTGCAAGCGCCTCATGAGTGGCTGGGTGAGCAGTTTTTAGCGGAGGCGGAACATCTCAAGGCCACGGACGAGCGCGCATATCAGCATGAGTATCTCGGCATTCCGGTAGGCACGGGCGGCAATGTGTTTGATAAGCTGGAGCTACGGGAGATTGCCGATGAAGAAGTCAAGAGTTTCGACCGCATCTATCAGGGGGTGGACTTCGGCTGGTTCCCAGACCCGTTTGCTTTTATCCGGCTGCATTATGATCGGGCGCGAGAGACCATCTATCTGCTGGACGAGATTTACCAAAACAAATTATCCAACGAGCAAAGCGCGACCATGATTAAGCAGCGCGGATATAACAACGTGAGAACAATATGCGACAGCGCCGAACGGAAAAGCGTTGCTGACCTGCGCGCAATGGGGCTACCTGCATATGAAGCGGTCAAAGGCCCCGGCTCTGTGGAATATGGCATGAAGTTCTTGCAGCGGAGAACAATCGTCATTGATAGGCGACGCACACCGCACGCTTACAATGAGTTTGTGGGATACGAATACGAAAGAAACAAAGACGGCGACATTATTAGCGGCTACCCTGACGCGAACAATCACCTGATTGACGCGACTCGGTATGCCCTTGAGCCTGTCAGCCGCAGAATGGGAGTTATTGCATGAGTAGTGCAGTTATCCAAAAGTTAAAAGAACTTGGCTATACGACAATCCCAGAAGAGTTCTACAGCCAAGTTGACCTCTGGAAGTCCTGGTATGTTGGGAAAGTAAAGGATTTTCACAGATACCGAGAATATAACGGGCATGAGTGGGTGAAAAAGAAGCGGTCTTCGCTCGGAATGGGAAAGAAAGTCTGCGAAGATTGGGCAAATCTGCTCATGAACGAAAAGGTTAAAATCACGCTTGAAGGTAAAAAAGAGCAGGAATTTATTGACCGCATTTTGGAAGAAAACAACTTTACCGTAAAAGCAAACGAGATGCAGGAAATGAAGTCCGCGCTTGGAACGGTTGCATATGTACCGCGCGTCATTGGCCAGAAAGTAAACGACTACGATGCTCCGATTCCCGGAAGCGCGGAAGACATTGCAATCGACTATGTGACGATGGAGCATATTTACCCGCTTTCATGGCGAAATGGCGTGATTACAGAGTGCGCATTTGATAGTGTTGTAACACGGTTTGGACATCAGTATTTGTTCCTGCAAATCTTTAAAAAAGAGCAAAACGGCAAATACACAATCGAAAACAGCATTTATTTGTACGAGAATGAAACGCTGTCGGAAGTTAGCCTTGCATCCGTTGATGGCTTTGAGCATATCCCGCGTGTCGTCCATACAGGGAGCGCGGAAAAACAGTTCGTGATCGATCGGCCAAACATCGCCAACAATTTCGATTATCTCTTGCCCGTCGGTGTCCCTGTTTATGCAAATGCTCTTGATGTGCTGGAAAGTGTAGACAAGGCGTTTAACTGCTATGGCAACGAGTTTGACAATGGCGCGTTGCTGCTGATGGTAAAAATGCCAGCAACAAGGTATGAGGACGGAAAACCGACTTTGAACAATAACGATAGTAGGTTTTACCTTCTCCCAGAGGACACGCAGCAAGGGAACGTTGTCGAACCAATTTCCCCACAGTTAAGGACCCAGCAGTTAAATATCGGGTTGCAAGACCAGCTCAATATTCTTTCCAGCAAGTGCGGGTTTGGCGAGACCTATTATCGGTTTAGTGGAGATAGCATTGCCACAGCAACGCAGGTTATCAGCGAGAACTCCACCATGTTCCGCACGATCAAGAAGCATGAAATCATTCTTGAGCAGGCGTTGACGGAACTGTGCCGTGTTCTTCTTAGGCTTGGGAATGCTGCAATGAACGCTGGGCTTAATGAGGAAGTGGAAATCTCCATTGACTTTGATGACAGCATCATCGAGGACAAGCAAACCGATTTTTCCCGCGATATGCAACTTTTGCAGGCGGGCATTATGAACGATTGGGAGTTCCGCATGAAGTGGATGAACGAAGACGAGGCTACTGCAAAGGCGGCGCTCCCGAAGATGCAGGACATGACAGCCGAGGAAGAAGATGAGGTGGAGTGATGGGCTTTGGAGAAAATAATGGGACTTTTGGGGTTGTGAAAAATGAGCCGGTATCCATTTACCCCGGAACTACTTGATGCGCTCCCAGAGGATCTGGCAGAGCTGTTTCGTGCGCTTGAAATCACGCTGCTGGAAGAAATCTGCTCCCGGCTGAAAACTGCGGGTGAACTGAACGAGGTAACGGTGCAGGATATTCGAACGCTGAGATCGCACGGCATTGACCTTAAAAGCATCGAAGAAGCTATTAGCAAAACAGCAGGAATTAGCAAACAAAAGCTAAATAGTTTGCTTAATGACGTTGTAGAGCGCAACCAGAAGTATTATACCGAAGTCATCGACCTTGCGCATGTAACGCAGCCAGAAACGCTTGTAGATGTGGCTACAGTGGATGCAATTAAGCGGCAGACCCATGATACATTCCGCAATTTAACAGCTTCTATGGGTTTTCTTGTGGGCAACACGATGTTAAAGCCTGCGCGCGCTTATCAGTGGGCTTTGGACAATGCAGAAATGCAGGTTCAGAGCGGGGCAATCAGCTATAATCAAGCTATTGCAAACGCTGTAAGGCAGCTCGCGGAGAGCGGTATCAAGGTTGTGGACTATGAGAGCGGGCATCGAGATCAGATCGATGTGGCGGCGCGCAGAGCCGTGATGACTGGTGTAAATCAAATTTGCGCTAAATATACGGAGCAGTCGGCGCAGTATCTCGAAACTCCGTATTTCGAGGTTTCCGCCCATGCTGGCGCGCGTGATAAGCCGGGGCCGTCACCGTGGTCAAGCCATAAGGACTGGCAAGGCAAGGTTTACAGTATTCGCGCAAATGACATCTACCCGAATATCTACGAGGTGTGCGGTCTGGGGGCTGTTGACGGTCTGGAAGGAGCCAACTGCCGCCACCGCCGCAACGTTTGGGTTGAGGGCGTAAGCGAACGAACATATACAGATGAGCAGCTTGAGCATATTGATGATGATCTCGGCTGTGAGCTTGACGGAAAGGAATATACCGCATACGAAGCGACACAGATGCAGCGGCGTGTTGAACGCCAGATTATCAAGCAGAAAAGGCTTGCAACAGCGTATAAGGCAAGTGAGCAAAAGGACGAACATTATGCCGCAAAAGCGAAACTTGTAAGGCTGAACGCCAAATATAAGGCTTTTAGTGAAGCGGCGGGGTTGCCGCTGCAATGGGAAAGGACAAAGGTGCTGTATTGAACTGGGAAGAAGTCAAAAAGGCAATCGACGCAATTTTGAAGCGTGGAAATGATGTGGAAATACGCCGAAAAGGCGATGGGTACATCGTCTTAGAGGTCAAGAAAACAATCAAATACAGCACTCAAACATAAAAGAAACCGCCCCGGTTAAGGGGCGGGGAAATCGTTATCTTTACTGTCTTGAATGTCCAATTGTTCCTTGATTTTGTCGTGTAACGCGTTCCACTTCCCGCTTTCATAGTTGGTATCAAGCATAAGGAGTAAGTCGATTACTTCACGGCGGGACAGTTTAATCGTCCTTGTTTTCAAGTTAATATTCATTGCTTTGTTTTCCTTTCTACCATCGTAACTTACTGGTTGGGAGTTTGAGTTAAAACCCGAGTTTCGTTTGACGATTGATCTCGTAAGCAACTCCTGCATCATAAGCCTTAATAAGAGGCAAAAGTCCGTTTTCCACTTCTTCCATGAGAGCGTACATCGCGTTACTTTTGCAAGCGGGAACAATTTTCTTTTGCTCGTGCGCCTCCTTGATGCCAATTTCATAAGCTTTTATTTCAATGGCGTTCATGTCAATTTCCTTTCCGGCTTTTGCCTGTCACATTTGTTCCTTGTGAGTATATGATAATATAAGTTTGCTTATATTTCAAGATGGGATATTCAACAATAATTTGCAGATTGGATTGTTGAAAATGTATAAGTTGACTTATTGTTTGAAATGTGATACCATGTTGCAAAAGGAGGTTTGCAGCATGGCAACAGAGGCGCAGATAAGGGCAAGCACGAAGTACAATCGAAAACAGGACACCATAACGGTGAGGGTGGATAAAGAAATCGGCAAAAAAATACGCGTTGCCGCAGAACGGCAAGGCGTAAGTGTGAAAGAGTTTATTCTTGAGGCGGTAATGCCGCACATCGACGATAAGTAAATAACATCTTCCGCGTAATAGGGCGCGGGAAAGGGCAATAGGAGCCGAACAGTACGCAGATTTTGCGTGTTGTTCGGCTCTTTTGTTTTAGGAGGGCTAAATATGGCAGATGAAAATGGAGTTTGGCGCACAATCAGCGGGCGGCGCGTTTTTATTCGAGACGGGCAGAGCCTAACGGACGCGATGCGAGAAAGTGGGAAGTTTAACCGCGAGGAAACTGGTGGCGCGGGGCACATTGACGAGGGGGATTTGTATGAGGCGCTTGAAAATCTACCAGACGACGAGGCTGAAAAGCTAATCCAGTCAATTAGGTACTACACAGATGATTATACGTGGTCGCTCGAAACGAAAGAAGAAGTCCAAAACATCAACAAAGCCATAGAAGAGGCAAAGTCCGTTCACTGGAGCGATGGCGAGCTTTATCGTGGAATTAACGTTGATTCGGATTTTTTGGAAAGTCTCAAAGAGGGAGACGTGATCGAAACAGGGCTGCCAAGTTCTTGGAGTTCGGACGCTTCGGTTGCAGTCGAATTTGCGTCCGGACAGCATTTAGAATCTTCAAATGGCACAAGCGCTGTTCTGGTTGACACTACAAGTGGGGCAAGAAACGCAATATCAATTCGAGATTTTTCCAGATACCCCGATGAGCAGGAAGTTTTATATAGCGGCAACTCTTCTTTCCAAGTAGTCGGCTTCCGCGAAGAAGAGAACCCAGCTGATGGGAGCACTATTTACATGGTTGAAGTTGAGGAGGTCAGAAAATGAAATGCGGGGAAAGAATGACCTTGCAAAAAAAGTGGGAGTCTAAATTCAACTCTGTGGTAGTCCAAAAAAGCTTACAAGACAGGCTAAAAAATCAAATGAAAAACGCTGTGGTAAAAAAACGCAGTGGAAATAAAGGAGAATAAAAAATGGCAGACGAAATCATTACTTTTGATGAAATACTGGCTGACCCCACCTATAAGGCGGAGTTCGACAGGCGAATCACAAAGGCGCTTTCGACTGTTCAGAGCAAGCTGGACGCGGAAGTGGAGAAGAACAAGCAGTTTGCGGCAAGTGGAAGCGCGGAAACGGAAGCGCTCAGAAAGGAGATCGAGGGCTACAAGTCCAAGATTGCCGATTATGACTACGCAGATGTGATCCGTAAGACGCTTGCTGAAAAGGGCGTGAAATTTAGCTCTAAGGCTGCTGAAAAGGCATATTTGGCAGACCTGAAAGCGAAGCACCTTGAAATCAAGGACGGTGCGCTTGATGGGTTTGACGAATGGCATAAGGCGCAAGTCAGCGCCGATCCGTCCGCGTTCCAAGACGGCGTAAAAATCGACTGGTCCGCTGCTGTTGGCGGCGGCGAAAAGAAAACCGACACCAATGCCGCGATGAACAGTCTGATTCGCGGCGCACTAAAGTAACGAAAAGGAGATTACAACATGGCAAGTATTGATCGTTCCGCACTTTCCGGCCTTATCCCGGAACCCGTAACCCGCGAAATCATGCAGGGCGCTATCGCCGAATCTGCCGTTCTTCGTATGGGCCGCAGACTGGCGAATATGTCCAGCAAGACGCAGACCATCAACGTGCTTGACGCACTTCCCTCTGCGTACTTTGTCAATGGCGAAGCCACTGACAGTGGCGCAGGCGAGGCATTCAAGCAGACCACAAAGATGGCGTGGGACAAGAAGAAACTGTACGCCGAGGAAATCGCGGTTATCGTCCCCATTCCCGAGGCTGCTCTCGATGATGCGGACTATGACATTTGGGGTGAGGTCAAGCCGCGTCTGACCGAAGCCTTTGGCAAGGTCATTGATGCGGCTATCCTGTTCGGCACCAACAAGCCCAGCACTTGGCGCACTGGCGTTGTTCCTGCTGCTATCGCTGCTGGCAACGGCGTTCCCGTCAGTTCTGACGTTTACGCCGACATCATGGGCGATGGCGGCCTGATTTCCAAGGTCGAGCTTGACGGCTTCAACCCCAATGGCGCTATGTCCGCTATCCAGATGCGCGGTAAGCTGCGCGGCCTTCGCGACACTTCCGGTCAGCCTATTTTCAAGACCGATATGCAGGGCGTTACCCGCTATGGCCTTGACGGCATGGATATGTACTTCCCCATGAACGGCGCGTTTGACCCCGCACAGGCTCAAATGATCGTCGGCGATTGGAGCCAGCTCGTCTATGCCATTCGTCAGGACATGACTTTCAAGGTCTTTACCGAGGGCGTGATTCAGGACCCTGCCACGAAGGACATCGTTTACAACCTCATGCAGAACGATATGGTCGCGCTGCGCGCCGTCATGCGTCTCGGCTGGGAGATTGCGAACCCCATCAACGCGTACAATGCAGAAAAGGCAAATCCGTTCCCGTTCTCCGTTTACGGCAAGGGCGGCGCTATTTCCACCGTCGCCGTGACCCCTGTTACCGCCACCGTAAAGAAGGGAGAGAGCAAGCTGTTTACCGCCAAGGTTGACGGCGATGGCATCATCAACGGCGAAGTCGAATGGTCTCAGGACGGCACGAAGAGCAAGATCAGTGATGAGGGTGTTCTGACCGTTTCCGCTACCGAAACAAAGAGCAGCATCACCGTTACCGCGAAGTCTAAGCAGGACGGAGCCAAGACCGGCACGGCCACCGTTACCGTCTCTGGCTGATTTGAAAGGAGCTGACCCGTATGACATACGCTGATTATGCATACTACGCCGGGATCTATGTGGGTTCTGTGAGCGAGGGAGATTTTCCGCGTCTGGCTGTTCGGGCCAGCTCCTTCCTCGACTACTACACGATGGGGAAAGCTGAAAGTCACGCCGATTTGGACGCGGTGAAGATGTGCTGCTGTGCGTTGATCGACCAGTACGCTTTGCTGGATGCGGCGCAGAAGGCGGCGACAAAAAGCCTTGCCAATGCAGGCGACCCGGAAACCAAGAGCGAATCGGTAGGCAGCTATTCCCGCACGCTTACGACCGGCGGTGAAGCGGCAAAGTCTGTGCTGGATGCGGTAAGCACCAGTAAACAAATGCTTGCGAACCTGTGCAATGAGTATCTGGCGCATACCGGACTTTTGTATCGGGGAGGTGGCTGCAAATGTACGCTCCCCACACTGTAACGATCTACAACTCCGTCAAGGAAACCGACCCGGCAACGTTTAAGGACGTTACTAAGCTCTACGTCACGATTTTACGCGGCGTGCTGTGTGAAGCGTCAAAGGGCGCAAATGTGCGCAAGACCGGGTTAGAGGGCGCGGATGCGGTCAACCTGTATATCCCATTTTCCGTAGAAGCGATAGACGGGGCGACGGGGAAGCCCAAGAAGTACGTCGGGCCGCAGGAGTTTTACCGGGCCACAGATAAGACCGGATTGTGGACGCTTTCGGTCAGCGGCAACGGTGGGGTTACGTTTTTCATCAAGGGCGAATTTATCACCGACAAGGAAGATGTGGCGCTTTCACAGGATAACTGCTGGAATCTGACAAAGGTAGACGCAATGAACTTTGGCAGCGAAGACATGCAGCATTGGGAATGCGGAGGCGTATGAGATGGCGCTGAAATTTACCATCGACGTCTCTGGCATGGATGCAGTCAAAGAATCCATTTCAAGCGCTTGTAGCCGCGCAGAACACACGCTTGCGGTACAGGTGGCAAAAGATACCGCGCCATTTGTCCCGATGCGCACAGGATCGTTAAGGACGCGGACGCGGGTATCCGGAAACGAGATCATCTACCCCGGCCCATACGCTCGGTATCTCTATTACGGCAAGCTGTACGTTGATCCGCTGACCGGAAGTTCTTACGCACGAAAAGGCGTGACAAAGGTTCCGGCAGTGCCTGAGAAAGACCTGAAGTTTTGGCATCCAAATACATCTTCGCACTGGTTTGAAGCGTCAAAAGCTCAAAACCTCCCAAAGTGGCTACGTGTAGCAGAAAAGGCGGTAAAGAATGATCTCTAAAGAAAAGACCGTAACGCTTGCGTCAAGCGTTGAAAAATCCGATCTCGACCGCCTTGTATTGATTTGGGCGAACAAATGCCCCAATATCCCCGATAACGTGGAGCTGATCAAGTACGAGTATTTCGCGGCGAAAACGGTAGGCATGGCGCTTTCGTCCGTGCAAGGCGCTGTTATCACCAAGAAGTATATCTGTGGCGGGTATCAGGCGGAGTATTCGTTTGAAATCCATTACCAGATCGCGCCTCCGGGAACAAGCGATGACACGCGTCTAAAGGCAGTCGAGGCTTTGAACAAATTTGCGGACTGGGCTAACACACAGTGCCCGGACATTGGTGAGGGGAGACGCGCCCTCCGCGTAGAGACGGCGGCTTTTGCGTCGTATCTCGGTGCAACCAGCGACAAATACGAGGACTATATGGTTCCTCTCAAACTAACATACGAGGTGAATGTATAATGGCAGATTTAGTTTTTGCGACCACCGAAGGCCAGACCATTGACCGCGAGCTTTTGATTGCGTATCTGAATACCGGCACGTCATCGGCTCCCGTTTGGAGCGCCATCGGTAAGCGCGTGGAAGATTCCACCGAGGAAATGGACTGGGGGCAGGAGAGCAAGCAGGACATTCTCGGTAACACCTTTACCACCATGAAAAAGCCCGTTATCACGCAGACGTTTGACCCGATTCCTTTGGATGCGGGCGACGCGGCGGCGGTCAAGATGTGGAATCTTGCGGTCAAAGATCACGACGCGCAGGCGCTTGCCAATCAAGACATGATGATCGGGCACTTCTACGCCACGAGCGGCGACGCGAAGTTTGCCGAGCGCTATGATTCCTGCGCAATTGCGGTCACGTCCATCGGCGGCGACGGCGGCGGCACGCTCAACATCGCGAGCGAGATCACTTACGGCGGCAACCGGACGCTTGGCACGATTACCAAGAGCGCCAGCGGCGTGACCTTTACGGCAGATACCTAAAGACAAAGGGGCGGGCATAGACCCGCCCCAATTTGGAGGACATTATGAGCGACATTATTTCCATCAATTCCGGTGTAGTCCGAAAGACGCTTGAAACGACGGATGGCAAGACCTGTGAGCTGGCCTTTAACGCGACGGACAGCACCTTCGTGGAGAAACTGTTCAACGCCTTTGATACGCTCGACAAAAAGCAGGAAGCGTACAAGGCGGAGGTCGAAAAGACCGCAAACAAGCGTGAAGTGTTCGAGACGGCCCGCAAGATGGACGAGGAGATGCGCGACATCATCGGCGAGGTCTTTGGCTTCGACATCTGCTCGGCTCTGTTTGGAGGCATGAACGTGTACGCGCTGGCGGACGGCCTGCCTGTTTGGGCCAACCTGATGCTCGCCATCATGGATGAGGTGGATACCGCATTCTCCCGTGAGCAGAAGGCGACCAATCCGCGTATCAGCAAGTACACGAAGAAGTATCACAAGTGAGATACGACCTTCCGACTACCGCGGAGGTAAACGGCACGGAATACCCGATCCGAACGGATTTTCGGGACATCCTGACCATCATTGAAGCGCTCTCCGATGCGGAGTTGAGCGAGCAGGAAAAGGCCGAAACGATGCTCGACATTTTCTACCCGGACTTTGAGACGATGCCGCCGGACGATTACGAAGAAGCGATAAAGCAATGCGCTCTGTTCATCAATTGCGGCGATGGCCCGCGAGACGAAAAGCGCGGGCCGAAGCTGATGGACTGGCAGCAGGATTTCCCGCTGCTCGTGGCTCCAATCAATCGTGTGCTCGGCAAAGAGGTGCGGTCTGTGGACTATCTGCACTGGTGGACGTGGATCGCGGCGTATCAGGAGATCGGGGACTGCACCTTTGCGCAGGTCGTTGCTATCCGCAGCAAAAGGGCAAAAGGGAAGAAGCTCGACAAGGGTGAGCAGGAATTTTACAAGCAGAATAAGCAGATGGTCGACTTTAAGCGGCAGTACACGGCGCAGGATGAGGACGTTATCAGCAAGTGGATATGAAAAATCGCCTGCTTTGAAAGGCGGTGAAGATTAAGCATTTGGCGTAACGGAAATCACGCCACTTGTTTCAAGTATATTAAGGGTTTCGGAGTTCATAACGTTTAATTTAAACTCGACCTTTGATATTTCGGTTAATGGAGTTTCACAAAAAACAACAAAAGAAGCTTTTACGTTTTTTCCCGGAAGTGCTGTAATGGGCAATCCGGAACCACTTTGGCAATGCGTGTTATCCACATAAACATCATCGAGCAAATAGGTGCATTCCTTGCCCCCGATGTTGCTGATTTTTACATCAATGTAAAAGCAGCCAGTCAATCCGCTTGCTTCCCAGCATTTTAAATATTCGGCGGTGTAATTTTCTCCACTAAATGTAATTGCATCCGTTTCCTCTTTTAAATCCTGGGTTTCGTCACTAAGAGGATTGGGCGCTGGGGATGAAACGCTATTTGCATTTGACGCTTCTGAGCCATCCGATGTTGGAAGAGATACGCATACAACAAAAAGAACAAAGAATGTAGCAAGGGATATTAAAGCGATCTTCTTTCTCTTTTTCCTGATTGCAAGGATAACCAAAGTGAGCAATGAGACAACAAATCCTGCGATACTTAACAAGCCTAAAATAGCAATCATTTTAATCCCTCCTTTTATCAGAATAGCACATAAAAAATAAAACGCAAGTAGAAAGTGTGGTGATTTTGTGGCGAATGCAGATGGTTCCGTTGTTATCAATACGGAATTAGACGCGAAAAACGCGCAAAAAGAATTGACTGCGCTTGAAAAAAAGATTGATGCGCTCAATGAAAAAATCAGCGACAAAAAGCAGGAGCAAATGCCCTTGGTTGAGCAGTCTAAGCAGATTGCGGCAAACCTTGATGCAGCCAAAGCCCAGCTTGATCAAATGCGGAACGGCGACGAGTTTTACACGGCTGGCGCAATAAAGGAGCAAGAGCAAACAGTAAAAGCTCTTCAGAAAGAGTGGGATTCCGTGCAGAACAAAGTAGAGCGCATGGATACCTCGATTGCACGAGACACGCGAAGCTTTGAGCGCATGACGAATAGAGCCGGAGATTTGTCTAAACAAATTATGGCAGCAAGAGAAAACGCCAAAGGTATTTCTCCGGCGGCACAGTCGGCCAGTAAACAAATGGACAAATTTGTGAGCCACGTTAAAACGCTCGCCAAAAGAGTGCTTGTTTTTTCGCTTATTACCAAAGCTCTCAGAACGTTAAAGAGCTATATGTGGAGCGCGATCCAGACCAACGATAAGGCGATGGCGGCGGTCGCCAAACTGAAAGGAGCGCTGCGAACGCTGGCGCAGCCAATCGTCAACGTGGTCGTTCCGGCGTTCACCGTGCTCGTCGACGTCATCACGCGCGTGGTCAACGCCATCTCCGAGCTGGTCTCCATGATCTTTGGAACGACTGCCGAGGAATCTGCAAAGGCAGCCGAAAACCTTTACGAAGAATCGGACGCGCTGGACAAGACCGGGAAGTCTGCAAAAAAGGCAAGCAAATCCCTTGCGTCGTTCGATGAAATCAACAAATTGTCGGGAAGTCAGGAAGAGAATAAAGCCCCGGACTTCTCAACCGGCATCAACGACCAGCTTAGTGCCATCATGGAGTTGTTTACTGGCGCGGCCCTGTTGGCGATCGGTGCGGCGCTGGCGTTCTCCGGCGTGAATGTCCCTCTCGGCATTGGGCTGATGGCGATGGGTGCGCTTGCCATTTGGGGTGCGGTTAGCACTGACTGGAGCGCGATCCAAAATGCTTTGGAAGGGCCGATCGGAGCTGTTACGGGCATCTTGTCCGCGGCCCTGCTGGCGATTGGCGCGATCATCCTGTTCTCCGGGGCAAACATTCCTCTTGGCTTGGCGCTCATGGTCGCCGGAGCGATAGGACTGGCGACGGCGGTAGCGGCAAATTGGGACACGATCAAAGCGCTTTTACAAGGCCCGCTCGGCATCGTTACTGCGATCATCAGTTTCGCGCTCCTTGAAATCGGCGCTATCCTGTTGTTCTCCGGCGCGAACATCCCGCTCGGCCTTGGCTTGATGGTCGTGGGAGCGATGGGAATGGCGGCAGTCATTGCGGCGAATTGGGACACCATCAAGGCATTGCTTCAAGGCCCTATTGGAGCTGTCACGGCGATGCTCTCAACGTCCCTGTTCGTTCTCGGCGCTGTGCTGGCTTTCAGCGGCGCAAATGTTCCGATCGGTCTCGGCCTTATGGTTGCGGGCACAATTGGGCTGGCGACGGCGGTAGCGGCAAATTGGGATACCATTCAGGCCGCCTTGCAAGGCCCCATCGGCGCGATTACGGCGCTCGTCAGCAGCGCATTGCTTGTGCTCGGCATCATCCTGACCCTGACCGGCGTTGCGCTTCCGATCGGCATCGGGCTGATCGCTGCCGGAGCGGTCGGGCTGGCCGCTACGGTCGCGGTCAACTGGAACGCCATTACCGAATACCTCGGCGGCCCGATCGCGGCGATCATTTCGCTGGTCAGTGGCGCGCTGCTCGTCTTAGGAGTTCTGCTGGTGTTTACCGGCGTGGGCATCCCGCTCGGAATGGGCATGATCGTTGCGGGCGCGGCTGGTCTCGCGTCGGTAGCGGTAATCAATTGGGACTACCTAAAAAACAAGCTCGGTGAGACGTTGGACGGCATCAAGGAGTGGTGGAACGCCAACGTAGCCAAATACTTTACGATTGAGTATTGGCAGGACTTGGGCAAAAACATCATCGACGGATTGCTGAACGGCTTGAAATCCGCATTTGAAAGCGTCAAGTCTTGGGCATCCGGCGCGATGGACACCATCAAAAGCGCATTTACCGGCGGCTCAGTCAAGACAAGTATGCCGCCCATCAATTCCGCTTCCATCCCCCGTTTGGCGACCGGCGCGGTCATTCCCCCGAACAGGGAATTTCTTGCGGTGCTTGGCGACCAAAAGCAGGGGACGAACATCGAGGCCCCCGCGGCTGCTATCGAGGCGGCTGTGGCGCGCGGCATGGCGCAGTATGGCGGCGGAAACCAGACGGCGATCCTCAAGATCGGCGAACAGGAATTGGGGCGCATCATCTTCAAGCTCAACAAGGATCAGACGCAGCGCGTCGGCATCCAAGTGACCTAAAGGCGGTGAGCATGAACTACATTAAACTCAATGGGACATCGTTTGATGTCAACGTAGCAATATCCAAATACAACGAAAACTTCAATGTTCTGGACGGAGAGAATGCCGGACGTTCTAAAGACACCGGGCGAATGATTCGCGATGTGCTCGGAACGTACATCGGGCACAAGATCACGGTGTTTCGCCGAGGCGATGATTACCAGAGCTATGATGCATTCTGGAATTACCTGAAGGCTCATTCGGTAGATGACTCCGTGCTGCTCGAAGCTGCGGATGGAAACACGACAATTTCTTATCGGGCGTATTATACGAGTGCTTCGCACGACATTGAAAAGGTCGAGAACGGCGTGAATTACTGGGGAGAGATCGAAATCCATTTTATCCCCATCGCGCCTCAGATCACACCGTAAGGAGGGCCTATGGACTATATCTTGATCGGCTCTTACCAATTCGACCGCGACGCATCGAAAGACGATATGCGCTTGGATTACTGCTCTGCTTTCCAAGAGGTCGCGTTAGACGAGAGCAATCTTTCGTTCGATACGGTCAGCGCAGAAGTCTACACAAAGACGGTAGGCGAGCAGTTTGCGGCATTGCCGGACAACACGCCGATTGTTGTCTGCCGGAACAATGCAATCAAGGCGCGATTTGTCAAGCGCGGCGTTTCCCGCATCGGCCCAAATACATATTCGCTTATCGGGCGCTCGCCAATGGGCGCTCTTACCGGAATGATACACTCCGGCGGCATCTACACGGGGCAGACGGTCGACGAGGTGGCAAAGGAGATTTGCGGCAGCATCCCAATCCTTGTCAAGACCGTGTACGCGGAGACCAAACTATACGGCTGGCTCCCTTACGCCAACGGAAAAGACCGGTCGGCGCGAGACAACCTTGTGCAAGTGCTGTTTGCCATCGGCGCGTATCTCCGCACCGATCTGAACGGTGTGCTCCGAATCGAACCGTTGTGGGACGGCACGGCATCTACAATATCGGTCGACCGCTCGTATTCCGGCGGCACAGTCAAGTATGATTCGCCCATATCCGCCGTTACCGTCACGGAGCATCAGTACATCGCGGGAACCGACGAAAAGGAACTGTTTTCCGGCACATCTCAGCAGGGCGATATCATCACTTTCTCCGAACCGATGCACTCACTCACAGCGACAGGATTCACCATTTTAGAGAGTGGAGCGAACTACGCCAAAATCTCCTCCGGCTCCGGCTCGCTCAAGGGCAAGACATACATCCACAACACGCGCCTTGTGACGCAAACCGTCACGGAGAACGCGGCGGAAAACGTCAAGTCCGTCACGGACGCCACGCTCGTCTCCCTTGTCAATTCCTCCGCTGTCGCCAAAAGGCTGGCAGATTATTACAAGTGCAGGGAGACCATCACCAACGGCATTGTAAGCGGGCAGGAGAAGCCCGGGCATGTGGTCAGCGTCTATCACCCATACGATAAGAAGATGGTCTCTGCGTGCATCGTGAGCCTTGACACGACCATGAGCGGCACACTCAAGAGCGAAATGGCGGCGCTCGTCGGCTTTCTGCCCCCGCAGCCGGAAACCACGGAATACTACGACGAGCGCGTACTGCTCACCGGCTCCGGCGAGTGGGAATCAGTAATAGACGGTGAAATTCGTGTTGTGGTTATTGGCGGCGGCGAAACGGGCGCAAGCGGAAGCGCAGGCAGCTCGGCAGGCATTTCTTCGCAGTCCAAAAGCGGGTCATCCGGCTCCTATTCCGGTTCGTCCGCCGGTCAAGGCGGCGAAGGCGGCGAGGGTGGCTACGGTGGAAAAATTTTAATCGCATCGCTAAATGTAATAACCGGGCAGAAATTCCAATATGCGGCGGCACAGCCTGCCGGAAACAGCACATTTGGGGAATTGTCAAGCGCGTCCGGTGAAGCATCAGCCGATGGCTATTATGATTTGGTGACGCAAACTTTTTTCGGTCGAAAAGGCGCGAACGGTATAAAGGGCGGAAACGGAGGATCCCCCGGGAATAACGGTCAAGCAGTCGGCGATTATCTCGGAGGCTACGGGATCAACAGCAAAACGGTAAGCCAAACCAAGTACGGGACATCGGGAACTGTAACGGCAAACGGATGGGGCGGCGGCGGTGCTGCACAAGGAGCAAACGGCGCGACTTCGGCAGGAGAAGTCTATATCAACCTATACGGCGAGTTCGATTCGAATGATCCCTCTCAAAGCGTTGTCACGCTTAGCGGCAACTGTTCAGGCGGCGGCAAAGGCGCAAACGGAGCCAACGGGAATGACGGCGAAAACTATGGCGACGGCGGAGACGGCGGTCACGGCGGCGGTGGTGCCGGTGCAGTCGGTACGCTCAGCATGTCGTTTTCGCCATCCGGCAAAAATCCGAAAACAGAAACGGGCGGAGCATGGGCGACCGGCGGCTCTGCGGGCGCAGGCGGCGCAGGCAAACCCGGTTGCATCATCATCTACTACCGCAAGCTCAAACCACTCAGCGCTGGTTGGCTCAAGGACAAGAACGGCAAGTTGGTGCTCGACCGATTAAACAAACGATTTGTTGTATAAGGAGGGATTTTATGCCTGATGATTATTATGTTTCACAGTACTCCGGCGAGGAGATCGACGAACGATTGACAGCCGCACACAATGCCGTCCGCTACGACGCGGCCCAGACTCTCACCGACGAGCAGAAAGCACAGGCACGGGGGAATATCAATGCCGCGCCGGACGGGTTCGGCTACGGCGGTGCGCTGGACACCGTCAGCGGTGCAACGGACGAAGTGTTTCTCGCCGCCGTGGAGTCCAAGCTTGCCACCATGCCAAACACGGGGGCGATGCAGATCAACTGGGGCAGCTATCCGGCGCTCGATGGTCTTTCCCGCGTTGGCACGCTGGCAAAGCACGGTGACCAATATGCAAGCCTCACGGGCTACAGCTATGGCGGCACAGCAATCACGCGCTGCAAAAATGCCGGAGTATGGGGCGCATGGGAATGGGTGAACCCGCCGATGATGTTAGGCGTCGAGTACCGCACCACAGAGCGGTATCTCGGCAAGCCGGTGTATGTTAAGGCGGTAGATTGTGGAAATCTTCCTGCCCCTGGAAGCACGAAGAATGTCTCCCACGGCGTTAGCGGATGTTTACCAATTATGGTAACTGCACAGATGAGCAATTCAAACACAATCCCGTGGTTAGGTAAGTTTACTGTTGGCGCGGATAATACCAATATAGTTCTTTATTCTCCGGCTGACGCAAGTGATTTTTCAGGCCTCACAGCAATGGCAATATTGAAATACATCAAGACAACAGATTAAGGAGGAGGCGCTATGAAGGTTATCAAATATCAACTTTGTACCGAGGTCAACCACGGGACAGAGGACAAGCCGGACATTCAACAGGTTTTCTCCGCTGTCACGCTGGGATGGAGCGAGGACAATGAGAAAATTGCCAAGGCCGAAGCCTACAACGGCGAGTATGAGATCATTGATGACGGTGAGCCGGAACCTGCTCCGACCCAACTCGACCGCATTGAGGCGCAGACCACCTACACCGCTATGATGACCGACACGCTTTTGGAGGGCTGAAATGAAAGAGAAAATCGCAAAGTGGTACGCGCAAGGTCTGTGGACCGCCGACATGGTGCGCAGCGCCGTGAAAAAGGGCATCCTCAGCGCGCGGGACTATGAGGAGATCACCGGCGAGAAATACGCTGATGATAAATAAATTTTGGACAAAGAAAAGGAGAACAAAACTATGACTACTACTCGTATCGCCTCTGACGGCAAGCCCATCGAGGTCACCGAAACCCCCTACGGTCTGAGCGAAAAGGCGGGCGTCAAGAACAGCTTCGTGCAGCCCGTCATGGCGCGCGACATTTCCCGCGCCGGCACGGAGATCTATGTCGCTCCATGCTACAAGCTCACCTACGACGAGGACGGCTACTGCGTCAAGATGACGACCTGCGCCATCCCCGAGGACGTCGCGGCGCAGCTTGCGGAGCTGAACAAGTAAAAAAAGCCGCCCCGGAGGGCGGCAAATTGACAAAGCGCGGCAGACTGTGCTATAATTCGCCTGCCGGTAAGAACAGCAAGGTTGTCCACTTCCTGCAAAGGAGGTGCGCGATGGTTACATACGCTGATATGTTCACATATTCGCTTGTGCTCATCGGTCTTGCGTCTCTGATCTTCACGGTCACAAGACATAAGAAATAACCGCCCACCATAGCGGTAAGCGGCGTTTCCTTCGAGCTATAAACTCACTGAGGGACGACCGCCACCAGCAATGGCAGCCGTTCTTACTAGCCTAAATATAGCACACCTAAAGCCGCTTTGTCAAGCAAGACAAGGCGGCTTTTTTCGCGCCGCCGGAAAGAGAGACAACGCCTATGGAAAGTTTATCGAAATTGGCGGCGCTGTGCTCGGAGGTGACGGTGATCCTCGCGGCGGTCGCCATGCTCGTCAAGCCGCTGCGCAACAAGCTGCTCGGGCTGGACAAGCTGACCGACGCGCTCAAATGCCAGCTCCGGCACGACATGCTGCACACCTACTACAAGCACCGCGAGAGCCAGACGATCCGCCAGTATGAGCTTGAGGATTTCATCTACCTTTATCGGGGCTACAAGGCCCTCGGCGGCAACAGCTTTATTGACCGCATCAAAAGCGAGATCGACGAGTGGGAGGTAATGTCATGAGAGACGTCAAGGGCGCTACCTCGGAAGAGGTGCGCATGATAAAGGCCATCCAGCGCTCCGTCGGCGCGCTGGACAACGGCTGGATCGGCAACCAGACCTTGAGCGACATCGCCGCCAAGCTCGGCGCGGACTGCTGGCCCCTGAACGTGGAGCTGTACGGCCAGCCCTGCATCCTCGCGCGGGACATCGAGCCCGTCAACATGAGCGGGCCGCTGCCGAAAAACGCCATTTCGGGGAGCTTTTCTTGGCAGGGCCAGCCCTGCAGCATCCTTGTGCGCGACGGCAAGGTGGTGCGCGGCATGAGCTGCCACTACCCGACGCCCGAGAGCGTGCTTTACAAGACCACGGACGGCGCGGTGCGCATTGCCCGCGTGTCCTCGGCGGCGGCGCTGGGTGGCGTCGTGTGGGCGGTCGGCGGGCTTGGCCTGCTCGACCGCTATGACCCCGCGGCGGAAGGCTTTACCGGCGTCTACTCCGATGTGCTGCGCAAGACCAACCACACCGTCCTCGGCTACAAGGGCGGGTTGCTCTACGGCGTCTACTGCAAGGCCATGACCGCGCAGCAGGTCAACGCCTTCGTGCGGGACAAGCTCAAGCTGGAATACGCCGTCATGTTAGACGGCGGGCACGTCGCCGCCATCAACGGCGCGTGTAACAAAATCAACACACAGACGCGGCAGTTCTATGCCGTGCGGTTTTTGTAAAGGAGGCAAAAATGCAAAATCGAATTGCCAATCTTCTCACGGTCAAGAGCATCGTGACCATCGTGCTCACGGCGGTTTTCTCGGTGCTTGCCCTGCGCGGCAGCATCAGCGGGACGGAGTTTCTGACGATCTTCACGACCATCATCGCCTTCTACTTCGGCACGCAGGCCGAAAAGAAGAAAAATGAAGAGGTTTCTTGACACGCTGGCCGCGTGGGAGGGCGCGGTGCGCGGTGACGCGGTGCATAAGCGCATCGTGGACGCCTACAACAGCTACCTCCCGCACCCGCGCGGCTACAGGCTCACCTATTCGGACGACTACTGCGCGGCGATGGTGTCCGCGGCGGCGATCCTCTGCGGCCTGACGGATGTGCTCCCCATCGAGTGCAGCTGCGGCGAGCAGATGCGCTGGTATCAAGCGCGCGGCCAATGGATCGAGGACGACGCGCACGTCCCCACGGTCGGCGAACAGGTTTTCTACTGCTGGAACGACCGCAAGGACTACGCCCTCACGGACTGCACCGGCGCGCCCAACCACACGGGCATTGTGACCGCCTGCGACGGGCAGAGCTTTACGGTGTTCGAGGGGAACAAGGGCAAAACCCACGAGTGCGCGTACCGCGTTATCCCCATCAACGGGCGCTATATCCGCGGCTTCGGTGTGCCGAAATACCCCGCGGACAAGACCGTGCTTGTGCGCGGCGACAAGGGCGCGGCGGTCGGTAGGCTGCAAAAGTTTCTCAACGCCTGCGGCTATGCGCTGGATGTGGATAACTCGTTCGGCCCCGCGACGCAGAAGGCGTGGGGGGAGTATGTTTACGCATATCTCGAAAAAATTCTAAAATAACGAAAGGAAAACGGGCGGGAGGCATGCCTCCCCTCGCGTAAGCGCTCTGCAAGCCCCGGCGCACAGCATGGACAAGCAGCACCGAGCGATCCGGGCAAAATTATCCTCTATGGCCCCGCGGCGGGCCGTGGCATACATTCGGTCTTTTGAGCTTCCACCCGACGAAATGGCGTGCCTCGTCGAGTGCGACGTGCGGGGCCGCTCCTGCGTACAGGTGGCATTTGAAATGAATCTGTCGCCGGATACGGTCAAAAAGTATCGCCGAAAGGCGTACCGCAAAATCGCATCGGAAGTCTTTGAATAGGAAAAGAGCTTCACCAAACGGTGAGGCTCTTTTCCTTTATGGGAAGGGTATGAATGACGCATGGAGCACGTCGTGACAAAAAATTAGCATATTCCGTCAGAATTTGCAAGCGCAATCGTTCGACGAATTTCGCCGTACACTTTTCATCCCCTTTTCCGGCACTTTGGAAAAGGGGTTTTCTTGTACCATAAAGGCAGAAAAGGAGGTGCGCTGTATGTACGAACGGCTTTTAGCATTGGGCTTCACCGAGCAGATGGCGAGGGATATTTTGGTGCTGTTCCCCGAGCCGGACGAGCTGCGCACCTATGTCTATTTCGCGGAGCTGCTGCATGTATAGCTATTATAATCCGTCGCCTTATGGCAAGAACGTGGGGGACTGCACTGTCCGGGCGATCTCCAAAGCGACCGGAAAAGACTGGGGTGAAACGTATCTCGCGCTCGCCATACAAGGCTACTTAGACGGAGACATGCCGTCGGCCAACGCGACCTGGGGCGCGTATCTGCACTCCCTCGGCTATCGGCGCTACATCGTGCCGGACACCTGCCCTCTGTGTTACACCGTCGGGCAGTTTGCGGACGAGCATCCGGTAGGCACATACATTTTAGCCCTGTCCGGCCATGTGGTGTGCGTGCAGGACGGGACGATCTTTGATTCATGGGACAGCAGCAATGAGACTGTGCTCTATTTTTGGGTAAAGGAGACTGAATGACATGGCTTTTAATCCGTACTATCAAAACCCTTATTATCCACAGCCGATGCCGGACAACCTCATGCAGATGCGGCAGCAGCAGATGATGCAGCCCGCTCCGCCTCCCGTGCCGCAGAATCCTGTCGCGACCGGCGGCGTGCAATGGGTCAGCAGCGAGCAGGAGGCAAGAGGCTACCTGATCGCGCCCAACTCCGCTGTTGCGTTGTGGGATTCCACCGCCCCGACTGTGTACCTCAAGCAGTCCGACGCGAGCGGCAAGCCGACACTCAAGATTTATGACCTCGTAGAGCGCGCAGAAACGCCCCGTACAGCGCCGCAGGGAAAGGGCGTGGAATTTGTCACCCGCGAGGAGTTCGACCGTCTGGCGGCGCTTGTGGGCGAATTAAAGGGCAAGAAGAAGCGCAAGGTCGAGGAGGACGAAGACGATGAATAATCCGTTTTTCGGTGCTCTCGGCGGCGAACAGATGCCCGGACCGGTAGGCCAGTTCCAGCGCATGATGCAGCAGTTCAACCAGTTCAAAGCGAATTTCAAGGGCGACCCCAAAGCGGAGGTCGAAAAGCTCTTGCAGAGCGGTAGGCTGAACCAGCAACAACTCAATCAGCTACAGCAGATGGCGAAGCAGTTTCAAAGCCTGATGCAGTAAACATCAACATAAATCAACATCGTGGCCACGATTTGATGAATAAAAATTTTTCAAAGGAGTGATACTATGTCTCTTTCTGACGGCGGCGTTCAGGCCACTATGCCTGTTGCGCCAACCGGCATGATGAACAGCGGCTTTGGCGGCTTCGGCGGCGATGGCGCGTGGTGGATCATCATTCTTTTCCTGTTTGTGTTCTGCGGTTGGGGCGGCAACGGCTGGGGAAACAACGGCAATTCCGGCGGCGTGGTCGACGGCTACGTGCTGACCTCTGATTTTGCCAATGTCGAGCGCAAGATCGACAGTGTAAATCAGGGCCTTTGCGACGGGTTTTATCAGCAGGCGCAGCTTGTCAACGGCACCAACATGGCGATGGCAAACGGCTTTGCACAGGCCGAGCTTTCCCGCAGCAACCAGCAGGCGGCGCTGATGCAGCAGCTCAACGCCATGCAGATGCAGGCCGCAAATTGCTGCTGCGAGAATCGCGCGGCTATCGCGCAGGTGCGCTATGACATGGCGACGCAGACGTGCGACACGCGCAACACCGTGCAGAACGCCACGCGCGACATCATCGACGCGAACAACCAGAACAGCCGCGCCATCCTCGACTTCCTGACGCAGAGCAAGCTCTCCGACCTCCAGGCCGAGAACCAGGGCTTGAAGCTGGCGGCAAGTCAGGCGGCGCAGAACAGCTATCTGGTCTCGCAACTGCGCCCCTCTCCCATTCCGGCCTACACGGTGCAGAACCCCTATTGCTGCAACCAGTTTGCCTGTTGCGGCTGCTGACAACTGCATAGCATAGCTTTTTGTTGGCGATTTTGTTGACGTCAACAAAATGGTCGGCCCCGTGCCGATACTGACAACAACGCGGCGGGGCTATTGCCTCGCCGCTGTATTTTAACAGGGTCGATTTCGACCCCTTTAGAAAGGACTGATTATTTTGGCAGAGTACACAAACGCGAATATTGTGAGCGTAGCCGCAGGCCAGAACGTTCCCCTGACCGAAACGGCGGTCAATAGCAAGCCCTGTATCGTGCATAGAGAAGGAAGCGGACAGATCACGCTGCGCGGCATCACCAATCAAAACCGCGCTCTGTTTAGGGTCTCCTATGGCGGCAACATCGCTATTCCCACCGGAGGCACGGTTGAGGCCATCACGGCGGCGCTTGCCATTAACGGAGAGCCGCTGACCAGTGCAACGGCGACCGTCACGCCCGCGGCGGTAGGGAACTACTTTAACATTTATGTTTCCGCGCAGGTCTGCGTCCCGAAAGGCTGCTGCCTGACGGTCGCAATGGAAAACACCAGCACTCAGGCCGTCAACTTCGCCAACTCGAACCTGACGGTTGAGAGAATCGCGTGAAAGGAGAATGGACATGAGTAAGAAAGCAATGTATGAGCTTCGCAATATGCTTTGCGACGAGCTGGACGAGCTGGCGCGCAAGGGCGACCTGGGCGCGGGCGACCTTGAGATCGCGCACAAGCTGACCGACACCATCAAGAACATCGACAAGATCGAGATGATGGAAGACGACGGTTATTCTCGCGACGGAGACTATTCGCGTCGCTATTCCCGCGATGGCGATTATTCCCGCGACGGTGATTATTCTCGCGGCGGCGACTGGCAGGCCGATATGCGCGGCACTTACGACAGGGGCAGCTCCTATGCTCGCCGCGGCACGCATTACGTCCGCGGGCACTACAGCCGCGCCGACAGCATGGAGCACCTGCGCGAGCAAATCAACGACATGATGCGCGAGACGGACGACGACCGCGTAAAGGAAGCGCTGCGTCGTGCCGCGAGCCTGATGGAGGAATAAAGGGGGTGCGTCCCCTTGATCGACGAAAACGAGGTCAATCTGTGGATATCGCGGCTTGAGACGGAGGAATCGAGCTGGCCCAATTATCAAAAGCTGGCGGCGCTGTACATCATCCAAAATCAAAACGCGCCAAAAGAACCGGAAAGGCCAATGTTGTATTCGGCAGCTCCGGCGCCGGTCAAGACCTATGCGTCTGAAACGGTAGGCAGCTACGGCGACAGCGATTTTTTGCAGGCCGTCTCGGACATGGCTCCGGCAAGAGCGTGGGAGGTCATGGACGAGCTGATGGACAGCCTGAAAATCGTCAACGAGCGCGTGTACAACAGCGTGATGCGGAAGCTGGAAAAATGAGAACACCCCCGTCGTAAGGCGGGGGTGTTCTTTTGGGCATAATTTACCTTTGGGAACACGAAGGTCAAATATGCCTAACGAGGCGTTACAAAAAACGCGCCGTCGTCATCTGCGTCAATTCTCCGAATAAAGCGCGTCCAAAATTCCTTTTTCTCTTCCCGGGAGTAAGTGTCATATTCAGCAAGTCCATTTCGCAGCGCGTCAAGGTTTGTCTTCGGCTTTTCCTCTACCGCTTCAAGGGATTTTTTTAATGTGGTGTACTCTTTCTTGTATTCGTCCAACTCGATCAAGTCGTTAAGATAAAGCGTTTTCAACTTACCCATTTTCTTGCGTATCGCGTCCGCGCTTTGCGTGGGCTTTTTTTCTGCCTTTTTGTAATAGCGATTGTTTCGCTCGGCAATCCCCTCAAGCTCATGCAATAAATAATCCTCCAGCGCATCTTCGCGAACCCTCTTTTTGTGCTGGCACGCGGAGTTGTCAAGCATTCGCGTCCGGCATCGGTAGTAGGTATAAATCCGCTTTGCTGTTTCCGACTGCATCGTTTTCCCACACTCTTTGCAATGCAACAAGCCGGAGAACAGATAAACGCGATCTGTCTCAACTCCTGCGCAGCGTTGCGACCTCTGGCGGAGGATATCATTTACAATGTCAAAATCCTGCTTGCTCACCAGAGCGGGACAGGCGTTCTCGATGCCGTACACCTCGCCGATATAAAGCCGGTTCCGAAAGTAGTTTACATATTTGGTATATGCCCGGTCAATCTTCCACGTCTCGAGCATATACTTCTTTACGCCAAGCACGCTTTGCAGTCTGATATACGCCGCAAACATATCTCGTGCGGCATCTGCCGTATCGTTATCAATCTGGTATTGCCTGTCCTTGATGATATACCCTAAAGGGGCTTTTGATCCTGCCGGTTGGCCTTTTGTACGCTTGCCGTCGGTGATAAATTTGACTCGCTCGCTTGCGCGGTCGGCCTCGTCCTGCGCGACAGACAACATGATGTTGACCTTTAAGCGCCCGGACGCGGTGCGCGTTTCGTAGTCCTCTTCCGTCGCCTGCCATGTCACGCCGTATTTGTCCAGCTGCGTCTGTACATCGTAGTACCCGGCAACATTTCGAAACCAGCGATCAAGCTTGATAAACAAGATCGTATCTACCTTCCCCGCTTTGCAATCATCCAGCAGCCGCAGAAGCGCAGGGCGCTTTTTGTACGGCTTTCGCGCGGATATGCCCGCGTCCTCATATATGCCCACCACGGTCATTTTATTCGCTTTGGCATACCTTATCAGCGTGTCACGCTGCTCTTGTAATGATAGCCCATGCCGCGCCTGCTCCTCGCTCGTGACGCGCATATACAATGCCGCTCTCATCAAATCCCCCTCCAAAATCCGTAATCTACACAATGAAAATCAATGTACACGCACCACGCAGCGAGAAGAGCAATGATAACAAACATTACAGCAATCGCGCCGTTGCGGATATGGACACCGCGCCGCATGATCTCAATGGTATCGGCCTTTGCGTCAACATGACGTTCTAGCTCATCATTCCGCGCTTGCAAGGTTTCCTCGGTCGGCGTCAAGTGTTCGGAAATCCCAAACGATTCATCAAGCGATATTCCAAGCGCTTTGCAGATCGGCGCGACGGTGTAAATCGACGGAGCTTTCGAAAACTTGGAAAAGAAGTTCTGCACGGTGGACAGCGGCACGCCGGAAACGTCTGAAATTTCCTGATAGGTCAGTTTCAATTCTTCTTTACGGATTCTACACACTTCTTGAATGTTCATTTATGCCACCTTAATTTCTTCGATTTTCGCGCCGCAAAGTCGCAAGATGAGGGCTTGTCGAGCCATGTCGAGCGCTGTTTTATTGCAAGGCTTCGGCATTGAATTACCAAGCCAAAGTGGGCTACGGTAAAGACAAGCAGCGGCGACCGGTCCCCGCCGGCTGCAAAAAGCCCTCGCCGTTGTTGCAGAGGCGGCGAGGGCTAACCTTACTTCATACCAAGGAGCTTGCCAAGTTTTCTTTGCCGCCCTGCTTTGGTCGTTGGGATCCCGTTTGCTTTTGAAATTTTCCTTTTCATCTTCGTGATTCCGAGTGCACGTTTCCAGCTAAAGGACAGGCCGGGGATTTTGCTCTTCGCCATTTGGCGCACCACCTTTTGGCTTTGTATTTTCGACTGCACAAAGTGCAAGAATCGACATATAGTAAAATAAAAAGTGATCCTGCGGCTGCGCGCCGCTCCACAATATTTTTTAATTGTTGCACAGCGCCGTGCAGCAAACGCCTGTTGTGGGAATAGGCATGAATACCGAAAAGGAGGTCAAATCATGGACGCACAGGTGCAAGCGGCGGCGGCTCTTTATCTGCTCCTAACGCCGAAGCAGAAAGACGAAATGCTCGCGCTGATTGAGCGCATCCTCGCGGAGGAGGCGCAAAAAATAGCCTTAGAGCTAAACGGAGGGACGCAAGATGTTGTGTAATGACGCGAAATGTGATACAATAAAGTATCAAGAAATGCTGGGAGAAGCCTTTGACCTGATACAAAAGTTATCCGACGAACAACTTCAAAAAATCATGGAGGCTCTAAAATGAAAATTTGGGCGATCAGTAAACAAAAAGGTGCCGAGTATGAAATCGGTCTGGAATGCGACGGCATGGATCGAGAGACCGCAATGACCGAGCTTTACCGAATGGCGCGAAACCTGTTTACCGGGGAACTTGAAGTGTTTTGGAAAGAGGGCGAAGCCGGAAAGGCCGCATTTTAACCGTTGGCTTTCCGCTTGCACTCGATCACGGCATTTAACTGCTTCGAGATCGCGTCGCAATTTGGTTTGAACCGCTCTATCAATCCGCTGAGTTTGTCGACCTCGACCGCCATTTCCTCGGTTGCCTTTGCCCGATAAACGGCGACGGCATCGGTCGCGGCATGGAAATCATTCGGAGACGGGTATTTTGCGTAAAGGGAAACGGCAGATACCATTTTGTCAAAATCGGCATCGCAGGCCGTTTCCTTTTCGTGCGCCCAAATGGCTTGCAGCTTTTTTATTTCTGCCTTTGCCGCTTGCTTTGCAACGATCCATGCGACAATGCCGGAAATAGCAGCACAGCCGAGTGAAATGATGATTTCTTTCATTGGTCTTCCTCAAAAGCGGCGCGGCCCATTTTTATAAACCGCTCCAGCTTTTCCGGCGGCAATGACAACACAAACTGAATAGCGGCCTTCTGCAAATCTGTATAGCCCTCGCCCTCTGTGGCGGGGGCTTCTTTTATGCCCTCGGCCTCGACCAGTTTCCGCACCGTCTCAATATCTTTTAAGCACTTTTCGGTTTCTTCCGGGGTCTTCCCATCGTGCAAGAGGATGTCATCGGGGGAAACATTGAGGGTTAAGCACATTTGCACAGCAAGTTCTTTTGACGGCAAATTTGTGTTTTTCCCTCTGCGCAGATCAGACACCCATCTATTGTTTTTACCAAGTTTTCGAGAAAACGCAGCTTCGCTAATATCTTTTCTTTTGCAATAAGCCTCGATAAATTTAACGCAATTATTGCCAAGAGTAATGCTATTTAATGTTTTCGGCATATTAAATTCCTTTAAATTATATCTACTCCGTATAACGCCGCTTGGGCTAATATTTTTTGATAGGCTTTAGAATTAGAGTTTTTCATTCTGGAGTATCCAGATAATGATTTTGGGCACAACGCAGGAAGATATTCTTGCAATCGATAATATTCATGTCGGATAGAACGCTTTCTAATTCGTTCTTCTTCCATTTCTTTAATTAAGCGCTTCCATTTAAAATATGCAAATACGTTTGGGAAATCTTTTATAGAAAGATGCGGGTATATTCCGACTTTTTGAAAATAGGAATCAACTCGCGCTTCTTCTTCCCACGCTTGCTTATGTGCACCTAAATTGTGCAAACGCGTTATGTCAGATATGTAAGCATCGTACTTCCAAATCATATCTGATATAAACATTAAGCTATGTGCTTTTCTTACACATTCTACGGCAAGTGCAATATTTTTTTCTTTGTAGTATTTTGCGAAGCACTGACCGCGCAAATAATATTCTACACGGCCTGTAGGGGAATCTCCGTTTACCTCTGTACATGGGACAGGAATATTTCTTATTCCATCAACGGTTGAAAAATCATAAAAGCTTCTCAATCTAACGACCTCTTGTTCTCTTATTCGAGAATAAGCGTCGTTTTTTTCTTCGAGCGTTTTAGATTCGTCATCAAAAATATTGTAAGCCATACTCTAATAATAACTGCCAAATCCAACGACATGTGTTTGGCCATTCTGCTAAATCCTACATTTTGTCGTCAAAGGCATTGACATCCACCGTTACGTAGGTTATAATAGCCTTACAGAGCTTAATTAAGGTGACAAAAAACCAAGCCCCCAACGGATTCCCCGTTTTTGCGGACTTATAACCGATATTTTGTTGGCTGACACTTACATAATAGCGGTGTTGGTTGCGTTTGTCAATATAAAGTTCTGAACTTTATAAGGAGGGGAGAACGCTTGGAATTAAAGGCAATCCGAGAAAATGCCGGTTTTCGGCAGGAAGACGTAGCAAAGAAACTCCGGGTAAGAGTTTCCGCGGTGTCGAACTGGGAACGCGGTGTGAATGGTATCGCAAGCAAGTACATTCGACCGCTGACCAGAATGTACGGCGTGACCGAAACGGAAATCAGATCGGCATCGGAATCCGCGCAGACTGCAAGAGCAGATAGGGCATAGAATACTTTAATTTTGGAGGTGAAAAAATTGACCGAGACTGAAAAGCGCCTTGAGGATACGTTGCTCAATGCTATTGAGAAGTGGGCTGAATACGGCTGCGCGACCGCCGAAGGGATGCAGGCCCTTGCAGCAGCCGCGCAGGTGGTGGTGAATCTGGAACGTGGTTAGTTTTCCGACTTGGATAAAGCTAAGACGCGCTTATAGATTTCTTCGAAGAAATCAGCGACTTGCACTCCGTTTTCTTTGTTGGGGTGAATGGTAGAGTTTGACATTTTGGCGACAACGATTTCTTTTGCGATGTCAAGCGCGTAACGCTTAATAGGATCCATGAGATCACCTCCTTTCTGTACTCCATTTTACCACAGAGCGGAGGAGGTGCACAACAGCAATGAAAGGAGAGGATAAATTGAGTTTTCCTGAAAACCTTGCTCGGCTGCAAGCCGAGCGCGGCGAGACGAATTACCGTCTTGCAAAAGAAATCGACGTATCGCAGACGTCGATCAAAAACTGGAAAGAGAGCGTGTGCCACCCGCACCCGCGCCAAGTCAAGAAGCTGGCAAAGCACTACGGCGTGACCGTGGACGCGCTGCTGAAATCCAGCGATGGGCAGTAAAAAATGCCCCGCCCAATGTTGCAGCATCGAGCGGGGCGGGTGGGACAAATCTCACCACAAGATATTGTGTCCGTGCTTATTGTAGCACGAGAGAAAGGAAAAGGCAATGAAAAAAAAGCCAGAGTACAAAATCATTTGGGTCACGCCCCCCGACCCTGTAAAGCTGGGGACGATCATGGGCGAGATTTATGCACGCGGTCGCGGCCTTGAGTTTGTCGGCCTTGTGCCGAACGAGAAGAAGGGAGAAAAGGAATGAGCACACTGTTTATCTTTATCGGCATCGGCACCGTGACGCACTGGTTTATGCGGGCGCTGGACAAGCTGGAGGGCAGGGCATGAGGCGCGACCGACGCACCCGCGAGCAACGCAAGGCCGACGCTTCGGCGCGCATCGCCGCCGTCTGCCTGTTCCTCGCGGTGCTGCTGATCCTCTTTGCGGCGCTGACGGTCAAAACCACCGGACAGCCGTACACCGGCGAGCCGCCGACCATCGAGGACAAGCTCCCCGATGAGGACAAGCCCGCAGAGGGGAGCGCGGAACTTACCATCGGCGAACCGCTTGGCAAATTTAATCTGACCGCCTATTGCCCGTGCATGAAGTGCTGCGGCAAGACGGACGGCATCACGGCGACCGGCACGACCGCCGCCGAGGGCCGTACCATTGCCGTTGACCCCCACGTGATCCCTTACGGCTCCACCGTCACGATCTATTTTGCCGACGGCACGAGCCATATCTACACCGCCGAGGATTGCGGCGGCGCGATCAAGGAGAACCGCATCGATGTGTTCTTTGCCGACCATCAGGCCGCGCGGGAGTTTGGCGTCCAAACCGCTTATGTTTATATGGAGGAAAACAATGGATAATTTGAACGGCTACAAAGCCTTTGAACCCGGCATGATCTGCAAAGGGAAACAGTATCAGGAAAACACAGACTATGAAGAAGAGGGCGGCGAGATTTGTGAAAAAGGTATGATGCATTATTGCGTTAATCCTTTTGATGTGCTTAATTTTTACCCGCTTGTAAATGATAGCGGAAAAGTCAGCGACTTTGCAGCAGTTAAATCTTTGGAAGAGCCCGTATCGGGTGATGGCGGGAAATTCGCCACGAAAAAGATTCACATTGGCGTAAAGCTCGGCTTGCCCGGATTTGTCAAAGCTTGCATCGATTATCTCAAGGAAGAAACGATTGGAAAAGCGCCAAATTCTACCGTTAGCAGCGGCAACCACGCTCAGATCGGCAGCAGTGGCAACTACGCCAAGATCGGCAGCAGCGGCAACTACGCCCAGATCGGCAGCAGCGGCGACTACGCCCAGATCGGCAGCAGCGGCTACTCCGTTCAGATCGGCAGCAGCTGCGACTACGCCCAGATCGGCA